GGCAACTTTTGGTTTCTCCTTTTCTTTACCTTTTTCCTTTTCCTTATTTTCTTTTTCTTTCGGTTTTTCTTCTTTTCCTTGCATAACAACATCATCAATCAACGGTTTTATGATTCCCATACAAAAGAGTCTATAATCTTGCTCATTTAAAAAATTATGATATTTCTTCCTATTTCTTTTATTAATTTTAAAATTCCATATCTTTCTTCTATCAAATTGAACCTTCAAACACAGTTTGAAAAATCTATCATAATCTCCAGCATATATATCATCAATCATATTATCATCAATATCTACAGTATTAACATCATAAGTAACGGTATTTTTATAAACAGGACAAGAAAAATGAACATCTTTAGCATAGACATCAACAACAACATCAATTCTATCAATTCCCGAAGCACTAGTTAATGGACTGGAAACTACAAAATTCAATCTTGAAAGGTATTGATCAAATTCATCTTCTGGAGTTATAGCATCTACTTCCCACATCTGTTTATAATACCAGAAAGGCACTTCAATTACAACATCTGTGTGGTTACTAAGATCAATAATAGTAGCGGGAAGTAATAATTGTTTTGATGAAGAATCAATTTGATCGTCAGTTTCTCCATAATTAACTCCAACATATAAAACTCCAGAATGAAGATTAGTTTTTGAAAAACGAATTGTATACACCATTGTACATCTACACAATTCGAAAAAATTACACAAATAACTAACAGCAGAAGTATACAAATAATCATTATTATAATACTCAGCATAAGATGGTATTATTGGTATAGTGTAAAGCACATGATTTGCAACTTGAGCTGTAGTCCATTCAAATACGGTCAATACGGACTCACGACGACACAAATTTTCTATCATCATGGTATCAACACACGTGGAGTTTTCAGTTTTAACAATCACTCCTGAACCTTGCGAACCTCCTAACACTGGTGCAGCATCCAATCCAGTAAAAGAACACATTCCGAGATTTGAGTCATGTACCATAACTTCAGCTTTATTTTGATAGGGCGGTTTGGAATGACCCAATGCTATCCTTGTCATCCCTTCGGCAAGATCCAATGTTTTATGTGCAGTTCCAAAAACATCTTCAATTATATCATAATCATCTTCATCATTATCTTCAATATCTTCAACTTCTCCATCTCCTTGAGGACTAAGTGGTATAACCAT